CGCGACCCCTTTCACGGCGGGAATGGCGACCGAGTGGGACGGCCTGGTCAGCCCCATCACGGTTAACGAACTCATCGCCGCCGGCAATCTCGTGCCGCTGCGCATTAAGGCCTGCATCGCCCCCGACATGGATGGCGTGAAGATCAAGAAAGGCGAATACGAGCTCGAGGAAACCGGGGCGCGCGGCATCACCATCATAGGCAATGTCGTGGAGACGTGGATCGAGCAGACAGCGAAGGTCTTTGGCGGTCCGGTCAAGACCATTGTCTTTTCCCCGTCTGTTGCGCACGGCGCCGAGCTATGCCGGCAGTTCGCCGCGGCCGGCTACAATTTCCAGCAGCTCAGCCATCTTGACCGTGACGAAGGCGAGCGCCGGGCCAAGATTGCGGAGTTTCGCAAGCCGGATAGCGCCATTCACGGCCTGGTGTCTTGCGCCGTCCTGACCCGCGGCTTCGACGTGCCGGAAATTCTCTGCGGCATTTCGTGCAAGCCCTACCGCAAGTCCTTTTCCTCGCACATTCAGGAAATGGGTCGGGTGATGCGCAGCTCGCCCGGGAAGACCTTCGGACTCTGGCTGGACCATAGCTCGAACGTCATCCGTTTCGCCGATGATACGGCATGGCTGTTCGAGCACGGCGTCGACAGCCTCAGCGATGCGTCCAAGCGGGACAGCACACCGCGTGAGCCGACAGAGGCGGTTCGCAAGAAGCATTTCTGCCCGGAGTGCGGGACGCAGGTGGTTGCCGGCGTATGCCCGTCGTGCGGCTGGGAGAGGCCCCAGGTCGGCACGGTCCAAATCGTCCAGGGCGAGCTGATCGATTTCGAGATTAGCACCAAGGAAGCGTTCCAGCCGCGGCATGGATTACGCGCCGAATGCCTGAGCCGGCCTGAGGATGTGTGGAACGCGGCCCTGTCCTATTGCGAGGCCAATACCCGAAAGGGGCCTGAGGCGGCTCGGAAATGGGCGCTTGGCGTGTTTCGCGGGATCTACAACCGATGGCCGCCGCGCCAGTTCGATGGCATCCGTGCGGATGCGGCAAAGGTCACGCCTGACCAGTGGTCTCTCGTCGATAGAGAGGTGCGTCGCTTCAGGAAGAACAGCGCGAGGCCGGCGACATGACTATCCAAATCCTCACCGGCGACTGCCGCGACGTGCTCAAGGCTATGCCGGACGCGAGCTTCGACTGCATCCTGACTGATCCGCCTTATGGCGAGACCTCGCTCGAATGGGACCGCTGGGTTGATGGGTGGCCCTCGCTGGTCCGCCGACTGCTGAAGCCGACCGGCAGCATGTGGGTGTTCGGGTCGTTCCGGATGTTCTGGGACCATCGCTCTGAATTCGATGGCTGGCGGTTCGCACAAGATGTGGTCTGGGAGAAGCATAACGGCACCAATATGTTCGCCGACCGCTTCCGTCGGGTACATGAACTGCCCATCCATCTCTATCGCGACGATGCGCCATGGGATGGGGTCTACAAGGCGCCCCAATACACCAACGACGCAACAGCGCGCACGGTCCGGCGCAAGAAGCGCCCCGAACAATGGGGAGAAATAGGCGAGGGCGCATTCCGATCGGAGGATGGCGGCCCGCGCCTGATGCGAAGCGTGATCTATGCCCGCTCGGAACACGGTCGCGCGGATCATCCGACCCAGAAGCCCATCGGCATCGTCGAGCCGCTCTTGCTCTATTCCTGCCCGCCGGGTGGCCGAGTGCTCGATTGCTTCGCCGGCAGCGGTACGACGGGAGTCGTCGCCCAACGGCATGGCATAAACGCTGTTCTCGTCGAAGGAAGGGCTGACTACGCCGAAGTAATCCGCGCCCGCCTAGCCGACGATGCCCCTTTGTTGAGGGCAACCGCATGACCCTCGATGAAGCCATCGCTCGCGCGTGCGCCGAGGTTGGTATTGATCCGCCGCGCGGCCAGATCGCCATGCATCGGTGGATCGACACCGACGTGATCGGCAAGGGCGCGTCAGGACGCGGCGACGGCCGGCTAATCTGCGATGATCGCCGCGTCACGGCGTGGAACTGGATCGAGGGCTCGAAGGCGACCGTGTGGCTCGAGGGCCGAGAAAGCATCAGCGCGGCCGATCGGCAGGCGTATGCCCGCGAACAGGCCGAAGTTGAGCGCAAGGCGCGGGAACGCGCGGTGCAGACTTCGCGCATTGCGGCGCAGATCGTGGCCGCTGCCACCGTGGGCAAGCACGCCTATCTCGCGGCCAAGGGATTTCCGGACGAGACAGCGCTGTTGATCGGCCGCGACAAGCTCGCCGGGATTCTCGAAGCGAACCGCAAGAAGGTGGAATCGCTGGTCGCCGACTCCGGCATGACCGGGATCGTCATCCCGGCGCGTGTTGGATCCGCCATCACCTCGGTGCAGATCATCTGGGAAGACGGCGCCAAGAAATTCCTCGCCGGTGGCACCATGTCCGGTGCCTCGCACCGGATCGCCAAAGGGCGCGACGTGTGGTTGTGCGAAGGGCTGGCCACAGGATTGTCCTTGCGTGCCGCCTTGCGGGGCCTGAGGCGCGCGGACACGGTGCTGATGTGCTTTTCCGCGTCCAACCTCGCCAAGGTGGCCGGCACGATCTCTGGACGCCGCTACATCGCTGCGGACCACGACAAGCCACTGGCGCAATTCGACGGCCTCGGGACCGGTGAGCACTTCGCCCGCAAGTCGGGGCTTCCCTACATCATGCCGCCCGAGGTCGGGCAGGACATCAACGACCTGCACCAGGCGTCGGGCATCTTCGCCGTCCAGCGGCTGATCAACGAACTGATGCGGAGGGCGGCATGAGGTGAGCGCTGCAAAGCTCCGCAGCCGCGCGGAGCGAACTCGGCTGGCCCCGCAAGGGGCGGCAGAGCGGGAGCGGGATGACAATGACCGCGTGCGTCTCCGTAAAGGACGCGACATAGGCCCTCGGAAAAGTAGCTCCGCTCTGGATGGTGGCGGCAGGCGAAACGGGCAGGCGGCTGAATTGTCCACACCGACCCCGGCTGAAAATGTCCGGGACGTCGCCCCTCTGTCGTCGCAGTGGCTTGGGGCGGTCGCCGCAGTGAAGGCGAAGCGGCGGGTATGGGGCTATCACATTGCCGGGCCCCCCTCGATACCGGAGGAACCGCTACTGCGATGTGCTGATGGCGTCCCAATCCGTGAGCCGGTCAGTCGCACACGTCGCCCCTCAGCGGGCGAAGTGTGCCCAAGCGAACCCATCCGAAAGCCGATCGTAGGGCCGATTGGCCAGCAGTCACGACGCATCTGTTGAACTGAGCAAGGGGCAGTTGAATGAACATGTTGGTGGACGGCGACGGGGCTGAAGTCGTCACGATTTCGTCGGCCTGGCGCGCCGTGGTCGAGAACGCCGATCCGCAATGGTACGCTATCCGCGTCGCGGTGCAGCACGAGTATTTCGTCGCCGAACTGCTGCGCCGGCAGGGCCTATCAACCTACATCCCGACCGAGGTAAGGGCGCTTAAGCGGGCCACCTACAGCAAGGGAAAGGCAGAGTTCGCAATCCCGATCATGCCGGGATTGGTGTTCGTCGGCTTTCCATCTGAGCCGGTGTGGTACGAGGTGCTGCGCAATCACCTGATCGTCGCGCCGTTCTCGCTCGGCACGGAAGGCGCGCCGACCCGGCTCAATTTCGTGGAGCTGCTGAAGTTCTTCAGCCACATGAGCGACGGTTGCATGGTGCGGGACGCCGCCGGGCTGCGGCTCATCCACATTCCGGGCCGGAAGCCGATCCGCCCGCTGACGACGCGGGTCAAGACCATCAGCGCCCGCCGCCGCACCGAGCGGGAAAAGCAGGAGAGGACAGGCGATGATGAACCGACCGGCATCGCGCCGCCGCGGCGATATGCGGATTTCCTGTCTCGCTTCGTTCACGGTGGAGTCGCGTAACAATTCTCTTGCATCATTCGGAGAATCATGCCTATAAGATGGGCGGGACGCTCCTTCTGACCTTCGGCACATTGCCGATAAGACCCCCATGCAGCGCTGCGGCGCCGAGCCGGGAGAGGGAAGTCGGGCCTTGATGGCATGTCCATCGCAAGCCCGGTTCACGTCCACCATTTCCAAGGCCCATTGCCATGTCTCTCGCCATGTTCATTCTCGGCGTGATTGTTCTTGTCGTGTTCGTCGCGCTGTGGGTGAGCGGCGACGGGATGGATTGATCGATGAAGCGTCGACCACTCACTGACGAGGAAATCGCCGATGCCGCCGACCGAGCGGAAGGCAAGAAGCCCGAGCCAGAGGCCAAACGAGGGCGTCCGGCAAAGTACCAGGCGAGCTTTGCGAGCGAGGCTGCGGCCAAATGTGCGCTTGGCGCGACCAATGCCGAACTGGCCGATTTCTTCGGGGTCGCGATTAGTACGGTCAAGCTCTGGGCGGTCCAGCACGAGGAATTTTCGGCCGCCCTAAAGGTCGGCAAGGAATATGCCGATCAGCAAGTCGAGCGCAGCCTTTACCAGCGGGCAGTCGGCTACACTTTCGATAGTGAGAAGGTGATGGCCGTCAAAGGCGAGGTTGTACGCGTCCCGACGCGAGAGCACATCGCGCCTGATGTGACCGCGCAGATTTTTTGGCTCAAGAACCGGCAGCCGGAGCGGTGGCGCGACCGGCACGAACTCACGGGAAAGGACGGCGGCCCGATCGATGTCAAGCTCGGCGTCTCAGGACTATTGGCGGCTGTGAAAAAGAGTGCCGATCGATCCGACGACACTGAGTGACTGGACACAGCTTCGCGGTATTTGGCGGGAAGACCCTGAGAGCTACGCGGTTCACCGGCTCGGGCTGTCGCCGACTACGCAACAGCGTCAACTACTGTCGGGCATAGCTCCTGAAGGAGCGAAGGTTACGGTCCGCGCTGGTCATGGCGTGGGGAAATCATCGGCGGTATCCGCAGTCATCTGGTGGATGCTGGAATGCTTCGATTTTCCGAAGATTCCGTGCACCGCGCCGACTGCATCGCAGTTGCGGGACGTGCTCTGGTCCGAGCTCGCCAAATGGATGCGCCGGTCGGACGCCAAGAGCCGGGAAATGGGACTGCCGCAAGAACTGTGGCTGTCGAGCCTGTTCAAGGTAACGCAGGACAGGATATCGGACATTGGCGCGCCCGACGAATGGTTCGCCGTCGCGAGGACAGCGCGAAAAGAGAACCCGGACGCGCTCCAAGGATTTCACGCATCCGAGTTGGTGATCAGCGCGGATGGGCAATCGGTAGCGGCGACCGGCGACGGCGGTCAGTTGATGTTCGTCGTCGAGGAGGCGTCCGGCGTCCCCGATGAGATATTCGAGGTGGCGGAAGGCGCGCTTTCATCCAAGGGCTCGCGCCTGCTGATGGTCGGCAACCCGACCAAAAACACTGGATACTTCGCTCGGTCGCATAAACAGGACCGGGCCGATTATAAGGCGCTGCATTTCTCCTGCAACGATAGCCCGCTCGTCGACTCTACCTATCGCGAGCGACTTGTCCGCAAGTTTGGCGAAGGTTCCAATGTCGTCCGGGTTCGCGCCGATGGCGAGTTCCCAAAGCAGGATGATGATACGCTTATTGCGCTCGAGGATGTAGAGAGCGCGATCGATCGCAAGGAGATCGTCGAGACCGGTGGGAACCGGCGCCTGGGCGTTGACGTGGCGCGGTTTGGTGATGACCGGACGGTG